CAAGAAGGGCGCTGCAAAGCGTAAGGGCTGATGGACAGAGCCGAGCAAGTCCGGCGCGTACTCGAGCTGATCGAGGACGGAATGTCCGAGGCTGCTGCTTGTCGCGAGGTTGGAATCAATCGCGCTACTTTCAGAGCTGCTGCGCTTAAAGTCACGGCTGGTGACAGTTACGCGCGCGCGTTAGAAGCTCTGGCGCAGGATCAGGTCGAGAAAGCCGAGCAAGTCATCGAGGATATGCGCTCTGGCGTCATCGACGCACAGCAGGCTCGGGTCGAGCTCGATGCTCGCAAGTGGTTCGCGTCCAAGTTCCTGCCCAAACGATACGGCGACAAGCTGGATCTCGAGCACAAGGGCGAAGTCGGTTTGACGGTCGTCGTCAAGCGGTTCACGGATGTCGAAGATAATCCTTCCAGCTAACGACTGGGAGCCTCGCCACTATCAGGTACCGGCATGGCGCGCGCTTGAGGGCGGCACCAAGCGCCTCGCATTGGCATTGCACCGACGCTCGGGTAAGGACGACATAAGCCTGCATTGGGCTGCTGTATCCATGATGCGCCGGGTCGGATCTGTGTGGCATATGCTCCCGCAGGCCAACCAGTCACGCAAAGCGATCTGGGACGCGGTGAACCCGCACACCGGCAGACGACGCATCGATGACGCATTCCCGCCAGAACTGCGCGAGAGCACTCGTGAGCAGGATATGTTCATCCGGTTCAAGAACGGCAGCACATGGCAAGTCGTCGGCTCGGACAACTACAACAGCCTCGTGGGCTCACCTCCGGTCGGTGTGGTGTTCTCCGAGTACGCGATGGCAGATCCGAATGCGTGGGCATTCCTGCGACCGATTCTCGCGGAGAATGGCGGCTGGGCGATCTTCATCTCGACGCCCCGCGGCAGGAACCACTTCGCTCGGCTGGTCGAGTACGCCAAGCAGGATGCCGATTGGTTCGGTCAGGTGCTCACGGTCGAGGATACGAAGTCGATCCCGATCGCGACCATCCAGCGTGAGCGCAAAGAGCTACGCATGGAGCGCGGCGACAAGGAAGCCGAAGCGATTATCCGGCAGGAATACTATTGCGACTTCGATGCAGACATTCCGGGTGCATACCTCTCGGAACTGATCCGCAGCGCAGAAGCCAACGGCAGGATCGGCGACTTCCCGCACGTTATCGGTCAGCCTGTCGGTACTGCATGGGATATCGGTGTCGGCGATTCCACGATCATCTGGTTCTACCAGCTCATCGGTCACAAGGTGCGCATCATCAACGTGCTCGAAGGCTCCGGTGTCGGGCTCGAGTGGTACGTCAAGAAGCTGCTCGCGATGGATTACGTTTACGGCGATCACATTTGGCCGCATGACGGCGCTGTGCAGGAATGGGGCAGCGGTCAGTCTCGAGTACAGGTCGCCGCTGGCTACGGCTTGAAGCCTCGCATCCTCGAGCGTGACTCGGTGGACGACGGAATACAGGCTGCGCGAATGATGTTGCCTGCGACCGAGTTTAATACCGCACCAGATCCGTTCCCGAGCGAAACGGCAGACGATGCGAAGGGCAGGATGACTCGCGCTCTCGACGCCCTGCGGCAGTACAGGCGCGAATACGACGACAAGCTCCAGCGGTTCAAGGACAAGCCGCTGCATGATTGGACGAGCCACTACGCCGATGCTTTCCGGTATCTCGCAAAGGGTCGCAAGCCGTTCCGCGGTACGGAACAGGCCCGTCGTCCGAGCCATCAAGTGGCAGTAGCAGACTACAGGGTGCTGGGGTAGACTACTTGCGCAACCCGAAAGGAGCGCCAGATGTCAAGTCTTTTTAAGCCGAAGATGCCGAAGATCGAGCCGACGCCCCCGCCTCCGACGGTGGATGAGGCGCAGCTCTCGCGCATCGAGCAGCGCCGCATGGCTCGTCGCCGTGGCCGCGCATCTACGATCATGTCGACACCGGGTAGTCAGCAGACTGGTTCGGTTGCGGTTTCGCGTTTGCTCGGAGGTGGCTGATGAGCGCAATGGCTATGGCCGGAAAGGGCCTGTACAAGAAGGGCAAGAAGAAGGGTCAAGCTCAGGGCATGGAAGAAGGCATGAAGCAGGGCGAGATGAATGCTGCCCAGATGATTGCCAAGCGCAAGGATGAGGCTGCCAAGCGCGCTCGTGGGATGATGTAATGGCGACCAAGAAGATATCGGCGCTAACGTCTCTCGCGCAGGATTCCATCGATCCTGCTGCTGACGTATTGCCGATTAACGACACCGGATCTGCTGAGACCAAGAAGGCGACTGCGGCTGCGATCGTCGGCAAGTCGATCGGTGCGCTGGCTGCGACTTGGAACAACGCGCTGACGACGTTTAAGGCTCGTGTGTTTAACGTCACGGATACCGCCTCGGATGCTGGCTCTCTGCTTGATGATCTCCAAGTTGGCGGTGTGAGCAAGTGGTCGGTGCGCAAGGATGGCGTTCTGACGGTTGGCAGCGTTCCGATCGGTCGCATTACCGAAAACGATTACGGCGCGTTCTCGAGCCTTGCCGATCAGACGGCTACCATCAACACAGCTACCGCTGTCCTCTTGGGGACGACGGACTATTCAAGTGGCATCTCGGTTGTGTCGAATAGCCGAATCACGGTTACTCGGGCTGGATTCTACAAGTTCGATTTCAATCTGTTGCTGAAGAACACCGACAGCTCGTCGCATATTGTCAGCTTCTGGCTGCGCAAGAACGGCACCAACATCGCCAACTCCAATACTGACGCAACGGTTCCGGCTCAAGGTGGCGGCGTCCCCGGTACTGCTGTCATAACGATCGTGTTCACGCTTCAGTTGGCTGCTAGCGACTACATCGAGGTGATGTGGTCAACGCCAAACGCAGCCGTCACGCTGGATTTCACGGCTGCACAGACTTCCCCCACTAGGCCGATTACCCCATCGGTCATCGCAAACATCAATCGAATCGCCTAATCGGAGACTGAAATGGCAGTAGGTATTGTTCTCGCATCTAACGCTAGCGCGACTGGTTCATGGGTTCCGTGGCCGGGTGGTCGCGGTGAGTTTCGCGTCGAAGGCACCTTTGGCGGCGGCACGGTCAAGCTGCAATGCAAAGGCCCGAACGGAACCGCACAGGATGTCGGCACTAATACGACATTGACTGCAAGCGGCGGTGGCATTTTTGAGCTTGGCGCTGGTGAAATCCGAGCCAACATCGCAACGGCTACCGGCGTCTATGCAATGGCTTTGCGCGTTCCTGCTCCGACTTACTAATCCATGCGTACCTTTGAGCGCACGGCGAGCCGGACTAGTGTTCGGACGTTTGATCGTACCGAAAGCGGTGCGCTGCCTCCGGTCGTCTCTGACCCGGACTTTGAGTACACCACTCTGCTGCTGCCCGGTAACGGCACCAACGGAGCGCAGAACAATACGTTCCTTGACGGCTCAACGAACAACTTTACGATCACCCGCAACGGCAACACGACGCAGGGTACGTTCTCGCCGTTCTCGCAGACGGGGTGGAGCAATTACTTTGACGGAACTAGCGGACAGTATTTAAATACGGTTGCTAACACAGCGTTTAATTTTGGTACAGGAGACTTTACGGTAGAGGCGTGGGTTTACCCAACGGGCACCAACGCGGGCGCACCGATGCCGATTTTTGAAATACGAACAAGCGCGGCAAATACCACTGGTTTTGCTTTTATGAGACCGGCGAACGCCCTAACCTTAAATGTCTTTACAAATAGCGGATATGTAGGCGCTTCAACTAACTCGTTAGTATTTAATTTTTGGAATCATGTTGCGCTAACTCGTAGTGGTAACACTTGGACATATTGGATTAACGGTGTTTCAAGTGGATCGTTTACCAATTCTTCTACTCAAAGCGATGGTGGTACAACCGGCCCGAAGATTGGCGGGTCTACGACGGCAGGCGAGGTATGGATTGGTTACATCTCAAACGCCCGTATTGTCAAAGGCACCGCTGTCTATACGACCAACTTCACGCCTAGCACAACGCCGCTTACGGCTATCTCTGGCACCTCGTTGTTGACCTGCCAATCCAATAGGTTTTCTGATAACTCGTCAAATGCGTTTGCGATTACGGTAAATGGCTCTCCATCCGTCCAAGCCTTCAGCCCGTTCAACCCCACGGCAGCGTGGAGTGCAGCGACAAATGGCGGGAGTGGGTATTTTGATGGGAGCGGGGATTATCTTTCCGGCCCAGCAAATTCTGCTTTTGCATTCGGCACTGGCAATTTTACCGTTGAAGGTTGGACTTATAGCGTAAATGCGTCCACTTATGTGTTGATAGATTTTAGGAACGCAAATCCATCTGCAACAGGGTTTGGTCTTGCAATAAATCCAAATGGGGCGTTTTTTGTTTATTCTTCTGCAACGGTTATAACCGGAGGCACTGTTCCAAATAGCCAATGGAACCATCTTGTTTATGTCAGAAGCGGAACGACGCATAGCATTTATGTAAACGGCTCTCGTGTAGCAACAGGTACTAACTCGACCAACTGGACTGATAACAATTCAGACATTGGAACAAATACCGCTGGTAATGTGGATCTTATTAATGGATACATCAGCGGACTTCGCGTGGTTAAGGGGACGGCCGTTTACGATCCAACTCAATCAACTTTAACTGTTCCCACCGCGCCGCCAACCGCCGTCTCTGGTACATCCCTTCTCACCAACTTCACCAACGCAGGCATCTACGACGCTACGTCCAAGAACGACCTTGAGACGGTGGGTAACGCGCAGATCAGCACGACGCAAAGCAAGTTCGGCGGGTCGTCGATGTATTTCGATGGGACGGGGGATTATTTAACAGCCCCACACAATCCTAATTTTGAATTTGGATCAGGGGATTTCACCATTGAGGCTTGGGTTTATCCGACAAGCGTCTCAGGATTTCAGGGATTTTGTGGCAAGAGACCGTCTTCACCAAACTACGGTCCGTTCTCTCCGGGCATCAGTAGTGGCGCTCTTTGGGCTTTGTTCTCAACTAGTGGCTCAAGTTGGGCAGTAAACGCAACTGGTGGATCAATTTCTGTAAATACATGGAGCCATGTTGCATTTGTTAGATACGGAACAGTATTCAAAGCATTTCTAAATGGGACTGAAGTTATTAATACAACTTTAAGCGGCTCCCTTGTAGCCAATACAGTCCCACTTTCTGTTGGATCAATGGCTGCCGATGGTGGAGATCCGTATTTTGGTTACATCGACGACTTCCGCATCACCAAAGGCATCGCCCGTTACACCGCTGCTTTCACCCCGCCGACTACGGCGTTCCCGGTGCTTTGAGGTAGACCATGACACTCTATAGTTTCAAAGGCCACTACCCAGTCGAGCAGATCGACAGCAAAAAGGGCTGGTATGAAGTTCCCGCCAAGCCCGAAGCTGCGGAAGGAAAGGAAGTCGCGTGGCTAAACGGCGAGTGGGTCGTGCGTGATCCTAAGCCCGAGGATCGTCCCGGCTACCAATGGAACTGGAACCACGGCGAGATGGCTTGGGTAGAATGCCAGTATGTTGCGACGTTGCCAGAGGGCGAGCTGCCGCCGTTTATTGAGCCGACGCCGGTCACCGCCTCTGCTGTAGCCA